CCCCCTTCGCCGCCTCCTCCGCTAGCACACCGCGAAACGCGACGTTCTGCCGGGCGAACTTCATTTCCTCAGATGACAACTGCCCCACGCCACCGGCCGCCACCTTGCGGGCGATGTCCAACGTCGCCTGTTTCTCGCGGACGTCCATCAGGCCGAACTCTTCACGGGCGGCCTTGATCCGTGCTCGCGTCTCGTCGATCAACTCCCGCTCGTTCTTCGTCCGCTCCAGCAAGATCGAATTGAGTTGCTTCTCCGACTCCAATCTCTTCGTCTGGATGTCCTCGAATGTCTTTTCCCTCTGCAACGCGGTCGGCTTCTTCCGCTGCTCTTCGTCTTGCACGAACCCCTGAAGGAATCCGGCACCCGTCGCACGTCCAGCCGCTGCCAGAAAGCCACGCCCCGGGGCCGTGAATCGCTCCTCAACGAGTCCCTCGAAGCCTTTGTCAATCGCCTCCGTCAGCCCCTCCAAAAACATCTTGGGGACGTTCAGGGCGGTGATAACTGCCGACGTGATCGTTATCAGTTTGTTGTCAGCACCACTGAAGAACCCCGGCCCGCCTGTTTTGCCTTTGGCTGCCGCCTCCTTGATGCCTTGCTCAACTCCCTTGCCGACTTCGCGGGCGACAGCCTCCACCTCGATGATTCGCGGGCCACCACCGGGAACTAGTCCGCCCCCACCGCCAGCCCCGCCGCCGCCGCCACCACCCCCCCCACCACCGCCACCCGGGCCGCCCAATCGCCGCTGACCACGGGCACCGCCCCACCACTGATTGATACGGTCAGGGTCGCCGGGAATCATCCCTCCGGCACCGGGGATGATCAGCCCCCCGCCCCCACCACCACGCCCACCGCCCGGCATCGGCACAAGTCCGCCGCCACCTCCACCGCCAGCCGCTCGCCGGATCTGCTCGAATGACGCCACCACCCGCGAAGCCATCTGGGTGTAGGCCTGCTCCAGTTTCCGCACGTCCGCGATCTGATCATTGATCGCCGGTTTGTGTGCGCTGCGGACTTTGGCCAGCGTCGTCAGTTGGGCAGTCTCGACAGCCCTCTGGACTGCCAACGCCGCCTCTGCCGCTCGTCTGGTCTCGCTGGCCGCCCCGAACTCCATCCGGACACGGACGATAACGTCTGTTGCAACGTTGCTCATCGGCCACCCCCCAGAAGAGCACCGATCGGCCCCGCGATTCGCAACGCCAGTTCACGCTCTGCCGAGTCCGCCGCCTCGCGGATGATCGCCGCATTCCTTCGCACGATAGGATCGTCAGGAAACTGCCCCACGGCTCGACACTCGCTGTAATGCTGGTATGCCTGCCAATTGTCATCGGTCAGGGTCCGCGAGTTCTCAGGCGTTCCCTTGGGGCAGCCGTTTTCCCTCAGCCTGCACGGGGCCTTGGTGCCACGCGGACGGGGAACCGGCTTACCCTGCCGCTCCAGTTTCTTCCCCGTCTTTTCGTCGTACACGAACGCCTCACAGTCTGTGCAGTCGCGATAAGCTACTTCGGGGTGCAGGATGACAAGCCGCACCCCTTCGGCTAGTTTTTTGTGGCGTCTCCGTCGTTCTCTTGCGTGCTGACGATCTTCCACAGCTTCAACACAAGCTCGTGAGTGAGTCGCCCCACGTTTTGGGAAGACACCTCGATAGTACCGCCGTCTGGCCCGACGATGTTCCACGAGACGATCTTCGCCGCGATCAGATCGTGAACCAGTCGGCACCACCCCGCATCGTCCAACCCCTTTGACTTCGCGAGATAGGCAGCGAAGTCCGTGGAAGCCATCGGACGATAAGTGAGGGTGATAGCATCCCATGCGTGACACGCGGGAATCTCGGTGGACTTGGTGTAGCCGTCGGGAATGAATGGGCTGGGCATGTTCAGGGCGTGCTATCGTTGGTGATTTCGAGTTCCTTCGTCGAACCGCTCGACTTGGCTGTACCACTCAGTTGCAGCAGGATCTCGCCGGGGCCGCTCACGACTGGAGACGAGTCCGCCACCATCAGGGCACCGATCGAGAATGTCAGGGAGCGATTCCCGTTTGTCAGCACGAAGGTTGCCGCACTCGCACCGCTGGCGTTGATTCCGTACAGGTCCACTTCGTCCGAGGTGTAGGGAACCGTCAGGGAGACGGTAACCACCCGCCCTTGCGTGTGAATGTCGGTTGCCGTCTGGCTGTTGCTGAATCGGGCGTTGATCTGGTTATCGATCGTCAGTTCCCATTGGGTGACAGTGCGGGCTGTCCCCTCGATGGTGCAGACCGCATCGCTCCAGATGTAAGGCGGATCGGTCGGGGCCGAGATGCTCGGGAACGCCGTCGCCGAAACGGTCTCCGTCTTGCCCGTGATGTCCAGATCCAACTCAAGAGCACCGCCAGCCGAGGCACGAAACACCGCCCGCCCCACCTTGCACCCGCCATACACAAACCGCTTCGCCACGCGATCGATAAGCACATCGAAAGACGGCAGCGTCTCGGCCACGGCGAACACGTCCGAGGATTCCGCCGCCCCCATGATCCGGGGGAGGGCAAGATCAAGCATTGAGGGAGTGGCGTGAAAATTGACGGTCCCGCTCACCCGAAGAAGTCCATCCCGCGTCCGCTCGATCGGCTCGGATCGCGTGCCACGAATCCCCTTGCTCTCGACGATCTCTCGGGTTGCCCGGAGTGCCTCGCTGCGGAACTCATAGGCCTCTGTGTAGCTCCCGATTGCCGTTCCCGTCGCCGCCATCGATAGGCGACTCTGGTGCCCCATGCTCGCGTCAGCCATTAGATCGACCCTCCTATGTGTTTCGCGACAGCCTCGCCCAACTTCAGGCCGATTTTGTCCGCAGTCTTCTGATCACAACCAACATGAGTTCGACGGGCCAGCACCATCACCCCATCGATCACCACGCCATCTTGATGGTAGTGTGCATACTCCAGCGACGTTCCGAACGTCAGCCAAGTATCGCCAGTCATCCACACCGTATCTTCTGTTCCGCCCGGCGTTGTCAACGATTCGTAGAGCTTGCCGGTGTCGACAAGAATCGTCGAGTGTCCTTTGGCCTTGATCGTCGAATAGGCCAGCGACTTCCACGGCACGCCCTTCGGGTCACGCTGCTCTAGGAACAACGTCCGCTCGAAGTCTTGCAGGATGCCCACAGACTCATCGAGGGCCTCGCTGTAGTTGCCGCTGCGGGCCTTTTCGATGATCGCTGCGATGTCCTCGCCAAGATCCTTGAACGAATCGTATTCGCTCATGTCCGGCCCTCTCGGTTGCGGATCTTGAGGATGAAGCCACTCACGAACAGATCGCGATTGAACGCCGCCGCGTCGACAATCGCCAGAGGCTGCAGCGACATGGTGAACCCTCGCGACGCATCCAGCCGCTGATTGGTGAACGCCTTGCGGACAGTCTCACGCCATGTCAGCCGCTGATCGAGATTCAGCCGCTGCTTGTCCGTGGGCTCCTCCGCGTCGATCTTCAGGCTCGCGACGATTGCCACCAGCACGGGGTATTCCACGTCATCGCGGGCATTGCTTGCCGCTGTGATCGTCTCGGCCCCGAATGGAGCGATGACAACGGCCGGCATCCGCTGTGCCGGCAGTCTCGCGATCTCCACCGCCGCACTGTGACACACGACGATATTGGCGCGAGGCACCCCCGCCAGATCGAGGGCCTGCACCTGCTCCAGCACTGTCTCAAGAATCGTCGTCAGTTCGGCGGGCATTAGACTTGCCTCCGACAGACCACAGTCCAGCGGGTATCGAGTGTGGCAAGCGAAGTCTGCAAGACACGCCAGCGAATGTTTGCCGAGTCGGTGATTATGTCGTCCACCTCCACGCCACGTGATCCGCACTGGCTGGCGTTCAGAGAGAACGCTTTTTCATCGCCGGTGATCTCGATTCCCGCCGCCGCCAATCGCTGCTTGTTGACGACTCCGGCCACCGCATTTTCGACGGTAACAGACGTTGCCCCGTCCGGCCGAATCTGCCGTAGGGTGATCGTCTCGCCACCGTCGAAAATCGTGTAGTCCCCGGAGATGTCCAGCGTCATGTCGTGGCCTCGCCGATCTCCTCAAACACGCCGACCGCCGCCGCCTGAATCGAGTTCAGGGCCGCGATCTGCCCGAGGATCGCAGTACGGTAGCCGTTCCAATCCACCTGCTGCCCGTCGATGTTGTACGTCGGCTTGGGGTTGACACTCTCAGCCGCCAGCTTGGCCAGCAGATTCGACTTGATCGTCGCGATGTTCTCCGCGTCGGTCGCCATCAGACTCGCTCGATGTCGAGTTGCTTGAATGCATAGACCCGGCCCGCCAGCCCCCGCCCGTTAAACGCTCTCACAGCGTCTTCGGCCGTCTCGGCTTCCACGGACTGCCATGTATCCGTATTCCGGGGCCGGACACGCCAGCGGGGCAACTGGACGCCGGGAGGGGTCTCCTCCAGCACGGCCACGGTGTCGACGATCTCGGTCGGTTCGCTCTGCTTCTTCGCCACGCTTGATTCTCCAAAAAACAGCCCCCGCCGGATGTTGGCCGACGGGGGCAGAGTCGATCGGCCTGCTCAGCCTACTAGGCGGTACACTTCACCATTGCACGGGGCTCGATGGTGGCGAACGCCCCACGCTCGCTCGCCTTGAACCGCATCACCACGTCAGAGGTGAACTCGGCTTCGTTGTTGGCGGGAGCCTGCACCACAGTGAGGGGCCAGTTCTCCATGTAGCGGAACGCCTTCCGGGGATCGCCGAGGAACCAGCTTGTATCCGTCGCCATGCGGGCCGCAAGCTGGGCACTGCTGACGATCGTGTAGTTCTGGATCGGGTTGGCGACTCGCGATTCCGTGGGATTGCCGGTGGTGGCATATCCGGGAGTCGTGACAGTGATTTCCGTCGTGTTGACCACACGCTTGGCAGTATACAGCAACTGCCGTGTGACGATCAGATGAGACGGGTTGATCAGGATTGGCTCGCCGGTCTCAGGGTCAAGCATCCCAGAGAACAGCCGTTCGGCGTTGTCGATGTCCGTCCAGTCCACCAACGCATTCGACGCCTCCAGATTGTCCCATGAGTGGGTGCCGGAGTTGTCGCCGTACGTGGCGATCGTGGTGTCACGCCAGCGGTAGCGGTGATCGGTGACGTTCTCGTCCACGATGCAATCGATCGCTCTCTTCTCCTTATTCAGCCCGAGGGCCTCGCCGACCTTCTGGCAACGCTGCTCCAGCACGCCGGTACGGTCGAAGAAGATGGCTTCCTTCGTCACCTCGACAATCAACCCACGCTTGGTGGTCGTCGGGGTGTCGATGTAAGTCTGACTGACGCCAGCCTTCGGGTAGGGCTGTCCCTCATCGACAATCAAGGCTTCGTCACCGATGCCCGAGATGCCCGGAATCCGCTCGCCGTTGAACTGCGTCGAGACGGTGGGGATCAATGGGGTAAACACGAACGCCTCTTGCTCGTACGCCTCCATCACGGCATTGTACAAGAGTTGTCCGCTGATCTTGGCGAACTGACTGGAAGCCACCAGACTGGCGGTTTCCTTCAGTTCGCTTGATCCCTGCATCCGAGGATCATACAGCCCCAGCAGTTCCCGGCCGTCGGGAACGAAGTGCTCGAACAGGCTGCGAATCGAGAAGTCCCGGAAACGCACCTGCTTCGTTCGCAGCCCCTCCGACAGATCAGAGTAGAACCGCTCGGTGTTGTTGTCACGTTGGGCCGCCTCGAAGAGCCGCCGCAAATTCTGGGTCTTGATCATTGCTCTTGGCTCCTGTTAGCGTTCTTGAGTGCAGACCACATAGT